CGCCTAGTTTTTTTGCTATAGCAACTTGTGATGGCGAGAGTCTCACAGTGCCTTTGCGCGCTTGCACCGGTCCACCTCTATTTGCAGAGGCGACAGTTTGTGCTGGCGACGAAACTTGTTGTCCAAATTTATGAGGAAAATTTTCCCTCATTTGTTTGTCAATTTCAGTATAGTATGTATCTGACGTTGGGTCAATACCTTTTTCTACTAATTTACGATGAATTGAGAAAGATGTCAAGGTCATTGGTTCATCTTTACCAAACCATTCATTTTTTTCAGCCCAATCCTCAGCTTTTGCGTCTGGCTGTGGAGGTGGCATTGTAGGTTTTTGATACTGTTGTCTTTGTGGGGGTGGTTGTTTTGCTTGTTGTTCTCTTTGTGCTTTAGTAGCTTCAAAACGTTCATTTTCAATAGATAGTCTAGATAATCTACTTTGAGCTTCTACTTGTCTGTCAATATCACCTGTGTCGATAGCAACTTTTAAAGCTTTTTTAGCTTCTTCTGTCTGAGCTTTTACTCTTTCCCCAAACTCTTCTATATAAGCATTATCAACTCCAGTATTTTTTTGCTTAAGAGTGACAGCTTCTTGCTGAACTCCTTGAGCAAATTGAATTGCTGCAGCTTCACGTCTTTCTGCTTCTCTTACTTTTTTAGTTAATTTATCAATACGGGATTGTACTTTTTTTCCGTAATCATCCATTTCTTCCGAAGAAGCAGTATCATCAGTTTTAACTTCAGTTTCAACTGTTGTATCAGAATCATCGGCATTAATAGTCTTTTTAGTATCTGCAATTTCAACCTCAACTTCTGATCCAGATTCTGGTAAATCTACCATTTTTTCATCTGCTTCAGATTGAGTTTGTACTTTTGTTTCTGCAGGCATATTTTAACTCCTGTTATCTATATTGCAAGATATCCTCTGGGTCTTTTACCACAGCGATTATCTCGTCATCATTAAGTATTCTCACTTCACCACCTTCTA